CGCAGCAGACTCCAAAGCTGCAGGGCGTTGGGAAACAAACAAAGGTGGCGAGTACTATGCAGCAGGTATCGGTGGTGCGATAACCGGTCGTGGTGCAGATTTATTAATTATTGATGATCCACATTCCGAGCAAGATGCACTAAGTGAAACGGCTATGGATTCAGCATACGAGTGGTATACTTCTGGTCCTCGTCAACGTTTACAACCAGGTGGTGCGATTGTCATTGTTATGACACGTTGGTCCACGAAAGATTTAACAGGCAAACTGTTAAATGCACAATCAGAACCGAAAGCAGATAAATGGGAAGTAGTAGAATTTCCTGCAATCATGCCAAGCAATACTCCTGTTTGGCCGAACTATTGGAAGCTAGAAGAATTAGAAGCGGTTAAAGCATCACTGTCCGAGGCTAAGTGGCAAGCACAATGGCAGCAAAACCCAACATCTGAAGAAGGATCAATCATCAAAAGAGAATGGTGGAAAGAATGGAAAGAAAAAGAAATACCTGATTTGGTACATATCATACAAAGTTATGACACAGCTTTCAGTAAAAAAGAAACAGCCGATTTTTCTGCGATCACCACGTGGGGAGTTTTCTATCCTCCAAACAAGGGGCCACACCTAATTTTGGTTGATGTTCGTAAGGGGAGGTGGGACTTCCCTGAATTAAAAAAAATTGCATTAGAGGAGTATAAGTACTGGGAACCAGAGACTGTGATAATCGAAGCCAAAGCAACGGGTACACCCCTAACTCACGAATTACGTCAAATAGGAGTCCCTGTTGTAAATTTTACACCAAGTAAAGGAAACGATAAGCATGTACGTGTAAACTCAGTTGCACCTTTGTTTGAAGCTGGTAAGATTTATTATCCTGCTGATAAGCGATGGGCAGAAGAAGTTATTGAAGAATGTGCCGCTTTCCCTTATGGTGAGTACGATGATTTAGTTGATTCAACTACACAGGCATTAATGCGTTTTCGTCAAGGTAGCTTTATTAATCTACCAGATGACTATCAGGATGAACCACGGATCATGCAACAAAGGGAATATTACTAATGCAAGGAATACTACAAATAGCACCAGATGATAGGTTCACGAACCGTGTAACACGAACCATGGAACCTGTTAAATTAGCAGCGGGTGGACCACCAATAAACAAAAGTTCAGGTATCGCAACTTCTGATGCAGTATTACAAAATTTACCCGAAGCAGTTAACGTTGATCAAACAGGACAAACAAGGTTAACAACATCTAGAAAATTAATATCCAACGAACCACAATCAAGTGTTAGAAGGGTAGCCGGTAAAGGAAACTTGTTTGAAGTTTCAATGACCATGCCTAATGGTAAGATACGTGTGTTTAAAGTTGATTTACCAAAAGGTGTCCCTGTTTATGAAACAGGTATGAAGCCAGATGATTTTTTTAAAAATATAAATACATACTTTGATGAGGTTGATTTTGATAAAGATGTAAGTATCGTTGAAGGAGGAAAAACAAAATCTATTAATAAAGCAGCTTTAATTAAAACTGCATTTTACAAAGATGCATTTGGAAAATTAGAAAGAGATGCTTTAGCTGGTGTCATTGAGGGTTTTCCAAGAGATTATTTTTACGAAACAAAAAGAAATTTACAAACAAATCAAGCAACTAAAGTTTTAAAAAAAGATAAATTTACTGATTTTTTAATTAATCAATATGATTATGTACCAAAAAATGGACAAGCAGCTTATGCTGATGCACTTGATAATGTTTTTAAAGCAAACTATCCTAGTTTAGTTGGTAAGTTAGGAGGCATACAACCTGGTACAAAATCAATAAAGTTTCAATATGCAAAGGCTATTCTTGATGGACTTGTTAAAAAGTTTGGAGAGAAATCTAAAGAAGTCGCAAGTTATAGAAACAAACTTACAGATTTTATAAAGAATAAAAATTTCATGCAATCAATAGAACCTTTTACTAAAATGCTTAAACCAGCAACACCTTTTGCTAGTGCAGTGGCAAAAAGAGCAACACCTCTAGGTTATGCTTTGGATTTTCCTTTAGTCCTAGCTGCAGGTAAAGCAGCTCAAGAGATGTTAGAACCTGTTATAGAAGAAAAAGTAATTAAACCATCTGGCGAAGCCTTGGTTAAAGGAGAAAACATGATAATGAATTATTTTAAAAAAAAATTACCAGGATTTGAAAATGGTGGTGAAGTTAAGACAAGTCAAAAAGGGACGATATCCGATGAAGATTTAATTCAGATAGAAAAATATGTTCAAGGAAGAATTCAAGAAAAAGGTTCAGGTCCTTTAAATGATGCAGAAGTAATACGTTTAGCTTTAGATCTTCAAAAAACTGGTGATTTTGGAGGTAGCTCAGAAGATAATATAAATTTACTTATAAGTGGAATAGATTTAATGCAAGGTTCTGCTATTGAAAAGTTACGTGCAACTGATAAACAATTAGAGGCTTCTGAAGTATTAGATTTTATTAAAAGAGGGATGAATAAATTAAATAGAATGTTTAACTAAATTACATTAAAAGGAACCTATGGCCATAGATAAAAAAATACAAGCAGACAATGTTGCAGGAATACAAGAAGAAGAAGAAATAATTGTTGATGCTCCTGGAGAATCTGAAGAAGTAAATATTGAAATGACAGAAGATGGTGGAGCTTTAATAAACCCACTACTACAAGCACCCTCTACTGATTTTTATGCAAACTTAGCAGAAGTTGTAGATGAAGATGAGTTAACAAGAATTTCAAATAAATTATTAGGTGAGTTTGAAGATGATAAAAGTTCACGAAAAGATTGGGAAGAAGGCTTTTCAAAAGGATTAGATCTTCTTGGTTTTAAATACGATGAAAGATCACAACCATTTCAAGGAGCAAGTGGTGTCACACATCCTTTATTAGCAGAATCAGTTACACAGTTTCAAGCACACGCTTATAGAGAAATGTTACCAGCAAAAGGTCCTGTCGATGTAAGTATTGTCGGTGAAGTTACAATGGACAAAGAAGCTCAAGCAGAGCGTGTAAAAGATTTTATGAATTACCAAATTACAAATGTAATGCAAGAATATGATCCTGAGATGGATCAGTTACTTTTTCATTTACCTCTTGCAGGTTCAGCATTTAAAAAAATTTATTACGATGCACAAAAAAATAGAGCTGTTGCAAAATTTATTCCTAGTGAAGATTTAGTTGTTCCTTACAACGCTAGTGATCTCATGTCCGCAGAACGTATTGCACATGTTTTAAAAATGTCAGAAAATGATTTACGTAAAAAACAAGTTTCAGGTTTTTATCGAGACATAGATTTAAACCCAGGTATCTCTGAGGAAAATCCTATTCAAGAAAAAATGGATAAACTTGAAGGTGTGCAAAAAACAGATGAGGAGTATGATTTTAATCTAATAGAGTTTCATGCTGAGTGCGA